TTATATAGTTCCTTGTAGTTTGAACGTAATGAATAGTATTGCATGTGCTATCTTTGCACACAAACACGGCAAGTTGAACCTCCTCTTATTTAAGGACGGCAAATACATTGAAAGGAACCATATCTTATAAAATAAGGAGAACTAAAATGATCTCAGAAAGAATCTTAAGACAATGGAGAAGGGATTCACTTACGGTAGACTATCCTGACTCAGCACCATCAGAATCAGATCTAGTTGTTTTTCCTCATGTAACTGTATCAATCAATCACTTAGCTGAACTCCATCAACGCATTATTCAGCTTACTCAAGAGCTAATGGACAATCACTTAATAAGAAAATAAAAGGAGAATAAGATGGGCTTTCCAATTCCTTCACAACCAACTTGGCAAATTAAGGACTCTTCAAAATTAGACGATTACCTGCGCTGTCCACGTTATTACTTTTATAAGTACATACTTGGCTGGTCTCTTGATATGCCTGAGCATGATCTTATCTTCGGAGACTGCTTTCACAAAGCACGTGAGCATCAGCTTATCTTTGGCTATGAGAAATATGTAGAAGCTTACATGGTATTCGAAGCTGCTTATCGTATTCACTTTGATCCTTCAACCGATGATCTCTACTCACCAAAGAATCCTACGGCTGTTCTCCACGCCCTAACAAAGTTCTGGCAAGAACATTCAAATGATCTGGTTGAGAATGAAGTTGTTGAATTAGGTGGTCAGAAGATGACTGAAATATCTGGAACTGTACCTGTTGACGACCACCGCTTCCTTCACTATCGAATGGACTCTATCATGCGTAGGATTGAAGATGATATAATCTTCAGCTGGGATCATAAGACCACGTCTGGCAAGTGGATTCATGATGCTAGATGGGATAGGGAACTCTACCTAGGAATTCAGAATGGAACTTATACTCACTGTCTCTATTGTATGTTTCCTATTGAACAAGTTCTTGGAGTAGAGTTTGTCAAGACTGGATTTGAATATCTTAAAAAAGGAAGCTCTGCACGTTCATCTGGTTACCATGTTACTATTCATCCAGTTCCTGCATTCAAAACTCCTGACCAGATGAATGTCTGGTTGTGGACTGTTAACATGCTATTAGATGAAATTGAGATAGATATGGATAGGATGTATCACTGTAGTGAGAATGACCAAGTATTCATGGCATTCAGAATGAATCCTAAGGCTTGTACAGATTTTCGTGGTTGTGCTTATCATGACTACTGTATGGCGTGGAGTAATCCACTTCAGCAATGCTATGAGCCACCGATAGGATTTGTAACTAAATTTTGGAATCCAGCGGAGAAAGAATCTTCAGTTAAGAAGGACTTAGAATGGAGAGGATAATGCATATCCTTCCAACTATAATTGTTATAGAGAGTATCTTAGCCAGCATTATCTATGCTATTGGTGGTAAGTGGGGGAGTGCTCTCTATTGGTTCTCAGCTGGGCTGTTAAATATTTCAGCTATTTGGCTGATTAAGAAGATAGGATAGATCGTTTAAAATTTAAACAATCTCGACAAGGAGAATAAGATGGCTTATGATGCTCAGAATGAGCTTAAGAAAGTAAGAGACTACTACGCTGGAGATCCTCTACAGAAAAGATTTAGTGCATTAGTTACAGGAGAGACCAATGCAGGAAAGACGTATCTATTACGAACAGCAAGAAAACCTATCCACATAGACTCATTCGATCCTGGTGGTACAAAGTGTTTATCTGACTTGATTAAGAGTGGGGACATTATCGCTGATACATCCTTTGAAGACGAAGATCCTTTTGAACCCAAAGCCTTCGCTGCATGGAAGAAGGCTATCGACCTTCGTTTTCAAATAGGTTACTTTGAGCAGTTTGGAACTTACTGCATTGATTCAGCTACTATGCTTGGCATTGCTGTAATGAATGATCAACTTAAAAGCAAATCTCGTGCTGGTGAAGCGCCTCAAATGCGTGTAGACTATATGCCTCAGAAGGTTGCATTAACTAATTACATTCGAAAGTTGATGCGTCTTCCTTGTGACTTTATCTTGACTGGTCATCTTAGAGAAATAAAAAAGTTAATAAGTATAGATGCAAAAACTGGCATTACGCATGAAGAGATCAAATACCGCTTCTATGTAACAGGAGATGCAGTAGTTACTATCCCATTACTGTTTGATGAAATCTACGTAATAGTAGGTGAAGAAGGTCGTCAGGGTCCTAAGCGTGAAATGCTAACTGACTCCCTCGGAACATATATAGCTCGTTCTAGGCTGAAGAGAGGCGGCTTGCTCAATGCTATCGAACCACCTGACATTAAAGCATTGTTGAAGAAAGCTGGATTCAGCACTGAGGACAAGCCTAAATTAAAATAAGGAGGTGATCTTAATAAGTTTATCAAGTAATACAAATTAAAGGAGGAAACAAAATGCTAACAGATTACAGTGATCTTGAGAAAGAAATTGACGATGCACCAGAACCCACAACTCTACCAAAAGGCTCAGAAGTAAAGGCTCGCATCATCTTGGTTCGTACTGGTGTAAGTGACAAGAATGGCGCTACCTGGTACACACCAGTCTTCGATGTGCCAAAGGAGCCACTTGCAAAGGAATTCAATGCATTCTTCTGGGACTTGAAGGATCGAAACAAGCTTGAGGATAAACAAGCAGCCGGTGCGCTGAGAGATTTCAAGAACTTTGCCCAGGCCTTCGGTATCGACTATTCCAAACCTTTCAGCTGGGAAGATGATCTGATTGGGCTTGAGGGATGGTTGATAGTCGGAATCAGAACCTCTGACGATTATGGAGTACAAAATACTGTCTCCAAGTATCTGACAAAGAAGTAAAGAGAAAGAAATGGCACAGGGTGGCGTAGGTGGTAAACGCACTATCATTGGGTAACACCTGGTAGATATATGGTTCGATTCCATACCCCTGTACCAACAAAAGAGGAGCCAAAATGAATATATTTTCATTAATAGGAGCAGTAGGATCGGTGGCCATGATTGCTTTATCTATTTGGTTACAAGATTCAGATATGAACTTTAGAACATTAAAGTGGGTGAGTACAATAGGATGGGCAACTGTCCTTTTGATTAACATAGCAGTTTTGTTTAAATAAAGGAGGAACCATGAAAGATTTGGAGCAGCGAGATGATGTTAATCGCTTCCTGAGATTGTATATGGGAGAATACCATCAACTTGCGTGATACCCTTGCATATAAAAGTAAATATTGAGAGATGGACATGAAAATCCTTACATACTTAATATTATACCTAATACTGACAGGATGTACTATATGCTCTATCAAATCCTTACAAGATGCAGAAAGATATCAAGATGAGGGTTATAAGGTACGAGTAGCTGCATACTGTGTAGGCATTGATGGTTATCTTTGGGGAATGGGTTTATGGTCAGCACATGCTCAGGCTCAGGTATTTAAAGATGGTGAATGGCTATGGGTAGGTGAGTTTGGCAACCTAACACAGTATAGCACATTTACAAAGAGAACAATGCCTGGATATAATACATCTTATGTATGGTGGACGTTGCCTCAATGGGTAAAGTATTTAGCTGCAAGAGAGAGAAATGAGCACGTAGGGATGAAGAATCCATGTGACTTATTTTAAGAGGAGAAGAAATGAAATACATTATTACTATTATATTTATTCTACTATTAACCACATCACAGATATTTGCACGAGAGCCAAACGAACTCAAATTCAATCCTATTCAGCAAGAATGGAGTTATGAACGAAGGAACTCAGAGCTTAAATATAATCCTTTTGAGGATAAGTTTCAAAATGCTCCAAGAGATTCTGAGTTAAGATTCAATCCTATGGAAAGGAGATGGGAATATGAAAAGTGAAAAAGAAAAGGAAATGAACTGGGATGCTTATTTCCACTCCATATGCGAATCAGTTGCATCTAAGTCATCTTGCTTATCTCGCAAGATAGGTGCAATTCTCGTTCGTGATAAATCTATAGTTTCAACTGGCTACAATAGTCCTCCAAGAGGAATACCTCATTGTGGACATGAGAGGTTAATGAAAGATGATTATTTAGTTAATTTCTCAGCTCAATACTACTTTCATCCTTTAGAATGGAGAGAAGAATGTCCTCGTAAGCTTCTTGGTTATAAATCAGGCACTCACATGGAGCTCTGCACAGCCCAACATGCAGAAGAGAACTGTGTTTCAAATGCAGCTCGAAATGGAGTATCTACACTTAACACTACTCTCTACATAAACTGTATTATTCCATGTAAGAACTGTTTTGGGACTTTAATTAATGCTGGTATTAACGAGATAGTTGTTGATGAAGTAACTATGTATGATGAGTATACGAAGTTCTTAGTTAACAATTCAGATATTGTTATCAGATCATTTAAAATTTAAACAAACTTGGAGGAAACATGAACACTAAAGTAGCCGAATACAAGCCGAGATTCTCATTTGAAATCTCTGAGAAGCAAAAGAATCGTGCAGATAAACTTCTTGTCAACTATG